AGAAAGGATATTCCGAAGCTGTAAAGCTATGCACTTATATGAGGAACCATGATGTGCATCCAGTTATGCGTCAGACCACCCCACGGGGAACCCGAATCGATCGTCAGATGTGCAGAGTGTGGCACAATGGCAAGCTCACCAAAGAGGAAAAGGAGAAATGCGATGAAGATATTAGAAGACAAACTTGATGAAGCTTACACTTTTTTACATCTCGCCATCCACGAAAAAAGTGGAGACGAAAGAGAAGGTATTCTGCTTGATGGATTATTAAGCCTAAAGGAAGCTATTGATTTACTTGAAAAGGAGAAATGCAATGAGTGAAGAACAAAAAGCAATTGAATCAATTAAAGTGGAGTCAAGATCACTACGCAAGAACCTAATTGCTAGTGAAATTAAGCAACTTATAACGCAAGCAATATCAAAAGGTATCGCAAAAGAGGATGCCTTCCTTTGGGTATCGAAGAGATTAAAGAAATATGACGCGCCAAAAGACTGCACGGATGTCTATGCAAGATCATGGGTTCAATCAATGGGACTACCTACCGTTGGTGATCTTACTCGGTTAATTGATCAAATGTACAAATAAGGGAAACAAGAGAAATCGCCGGGAAGGCACCTAGAAAGCGTTTTGATTTTCATTCATCCTACCAACGATATAATTTACAAAAAGCACGATTAGACCCCTTCTTGCGTCTCTAATCGTGCTTTTTGGTATTCTAATGTGGCCTAAAACGAAACAACTTTACGCTTATCGTTGGTCAGACGGGGTTCTAAATGCTTGGAGAAACGCCCCAATCGCTTCTCAAACGCAAACCTGGTCATGCCCTGTTCGCCGTTTCGGTTCTTCGCCACTTCGCAGTTGAGGACTTCATCGTCATCCTTGTCAGGAGAAAGGAGCAACACGACGTCCGCGTCCTGCTCGATACTTCCGGATTCCCGGAGATCCGAGAGCGCGGGTTTTCTTTTTTGTACTTCAAGCGCTCTGTTGAGTTGAGAAAGCGCAAGGACCGAGGTTTCATATTCCAGCGCCAATGTCTTCATGGTACGAGAAATCTCGGAGACCTCCTGGGTGCGGGAGTCATAGCCTTTTGCGGAAAGGAGTTGCAGATAATCCACCACTACCAAGCCGAGTTCACCCTCCATGCGTTGCTGGGCGAGAAAGGCGCGGAAGCTCTCAAGCGTAGCCTCGTGATCATCCTTGAAGGTGATGGGCCACTTCTTCATTGTTTGCGTGGTTTCGCTCAATCTTCTTCGATCCACGTGATTCAACGAATTCTTCATGGTTGGGCGCGGAACTCCGCTCACATTCGTGAGCAATCGAGCGGAGCATTCGCTGGCAGTCATCTCAAGACTTGCGTAGGAAGTCCGATATCCCATCTTCGCGGCTTCATGGGTAAAGTGAATCGCCAATGCGGATTTTCCAACTCCCGGTCTTGCGGCAAGTACGTAGAGACAACCCTCGCGGAATCCGCCGTTGAGCAAACTGTCCAATCCTTTGAACCCCGTGGATATTGCGGTGACTCCGCCTGCATCGATGGCGAGGTACTCGGCTTCCGCCTCCGCCACGGCATTGCGTATGGGCGTTTGGCCTTTTCTCTTGGAAAGAGACTTGGCCACCCGTGTGGTGAATGCGGAGGCCACGTCCTCTGCGGATTTGGTTGGATCGCGGATATCGTCCTGGGCATGGAGGAGTGCCTTCTCCACTGCCTTGGCGTTTCTCTGCTCGATCACCTGGTCCACGTAGCGTTCGATTTGTCCGCCTCCGTATTGTTCGGCGATTTCGGATATCTCGGATGCGAGATCAGGTAAGGCGATGAGTACGTCCACCTCGTTGACGTCTGGAGAATGAAGCGCAATTACGGAAAAGATTTGCTGATGGGTTGGGCAAGTAAAGTCATCTTTCGTCAGATGCTCCAATGCGATGGCCGAGGATCGGCCCGTCTCGTCGCGCATGGAAGCTGAGAGAACTGCAATTTCGGCTAATGAGAAATCAATCACACCCGTTTGATTCCTTCCCACTCATCCACCTCCTTTTGGGGTAAGCGTTCCTTGATCCATCCTCTGCATGCGTTTCTGAAGGTTGCGTTCCAATCAGCTTGCACATGTCCCTTCCCCTTCGCCCAATCCACGAAGGTGGAAACCGCATCCCCGTGATTCAATCCTTCCTCTTTGGTAATGCTTTTGGGTGGATCGAAATCATCTGGTATCGTTGTACCTTTTTTCTTCCTTGGCTTGGAATTGGATTTGCCGCTTTTGGTGGATTCCGCGTTATATATACAATTAATATTTCTGGAAGAAATATGTTGCGCGCGCGAGGGATGCCACAGATACTCCACCAGGAGTGGAGTTATGGTGGAAACTGGGGTTGCTCCGAAATGATCACAATACTCTTTCAAAGCATCACTAATCCACTTGGGAACTTTTAGTCTGATCTCAACCTTTTCGCTCATCTTTGCCCTCAAAATAGGGTGCTGAAAATAGCAAGTAAAATCCATAGAAAGGTGACGCTTGCAACAGCAAACAACAATGCAAAAAGCATATATTCTGTGAAGTTTCTCATGGTTATTTATTAGGACTCAAAGTAGGGTATTGGTCCGTTTGAGTCCGATATTGGTCCATGAAGCTCCCTGAGTATAACTATTAATGCTTGTATGAGAGTGTCCCTTTCTGTGCTTCCCCTAAGTGTGATCTCAACACTTTCAGCTTCTTCTCCATTCACTTCCATAGAAGTACATCCTTCATCAATAAGTTTTATTGTTACGTAACCTCCATGCCCTGCATCTCCTCCCTGGCATCCATTATGCTCAACGCAAACGGAAAGCATATTTGCTGAAATAAACCTTTGATAAACTTTCCTATAATCATCTCTCATTTTTATTCTTCCTTCCATTGTTGTTGGTTGAGGAGAGCCACCAAGTCACTTAATCGACAGGTGAACAAACTCTCCGAATTGTTCTTCCTATGAACCACGCAGGGTGGTTTGTCTCCCGCATCACGAATGCTCTGGCTCATGGCACTGTATAAGTTTAATGCCTGTACATGCTTCGCTTCTATATGAAACGGAAACTCCTCGCTTATGACGTCGGGAGAATCCGATCCGCCCGCAAATTGCTGACCCCGTCTTGCAGGGAATCCATTTTCGTCAAGATACCGGGCTATGGAACGCTCGTACCTGGCCCCTTTGGCCCTACTGTTGATTTTTCCCATCTCATGCCGCTTCCCGACCCTCGTTGTCCCACCGGATCGCTTGTTCGAATTCCTGACAATCCACCATGTTCTTATTGCCCATTCGCCTGGTTTCCAATTTCCAAACCTCTATGATCTTATACACGTAGGTACGCGACACGTTGAACATTCTCGCAATGTCTGCAATTGATTTCGCATTGTATGAATTGGAAACGTCCAGAGTTTCCACATCGTCCGAATATCCGGGCCATACTCCACTACTCTTGCAGGTAGTCCAGAGTTTGCATGCCTTACGCATACTGTCCGCATGTTTGTTAATTTCGCCTGCTGGCAGTCGATACGCCGCGCTTGCATAAGGTGGAAATTTCTCCACTGCAATGAATATGAATTCCTTGGGCGAATATCCACATCTGCGCAATCCTTCCATGTAAAAATATGCCTGGAATCCATATCCGAATTGCCTGACACTCTTGGCGAATCCACGCTTGCTCGCATCCATCGTGGATTTCAAGTCGATCACCACCTCCGCGCCGGGACTGAACCAATCCGGTCTTATTCGACAATCCGCCCCTTCCATTGCAAAAAGTCCAGTTGCTTCAATCATCGCGTCTATGTCACCCATATAATCCCGTAATACCGGATTATCCAATGCACCCGCCGCCATTTCCATACAGGTATTGTAATCCTTTGCATTTAACCAGCGACGTTCCGGATAATCCGCTTTCAGCTCGGCAATTTTTTCCTTGTAGTGCTTGGTCAATGGACTCTTGCCATCTATTTCAGTGGGTAGTTCACCATATTCATAACTCAATTTTTCGGGTTCCAACACTGCCGTATGAAAACATCCACCCATTAACAAAGCTGGTGTGCTGACGGGTTTGTAACGCATGGACTGTTGGACGTGTAAAGGAGTCTTAATGGTCAAATCCCATGCCTTAGAGCGATTCAAATCGTCGAGGCTATGATATGCTTCGTTACTTATATCAGTCCTTAACATCACCTTCCTCCTTCTTGATTGTAACTGGTATGGTAGTTCTTTGAATTTCCTGACTATCATGCGTAATTTTAGTGCTTACGCCCGGATTGCTGTTCAATTCCAAGTCAGGACATGCATGATGTACCCTTCTCGGATCGCCACCATTCCTTAGATAGGTGTGAATGAACGCTCCAATTGAAATCATGTCATCAACATTATATTTCCTTTTTTTGAAGGAATATCGGCATGGGTTCGTGTGTATTTCCAATATCATCAGAATGGTTCCTCACCTTTGTCTGCTTGCTCTGCGAATGGATCATCACCCGTGTAGAGAGCTTTTAAATTTACGCTGGTATTCAACACCAACTTACGTTGCTCCTCCGTCATTTTCTTATGTGGTTTCGGAACCATCGCATAACTCGTTTCCAGACCCTCTCCGCTACGCATAATACTTATGTCGTATTTGCGCGGATCTCCCCACTCCGCATCGTCGCAATATGAAGTCAAATCATTCTTCAGTTTGACTTGCGTAATTTCCAGAACCTGTACCCTTTCCTCCGCATAGTTGTATACTTTGAACGCAAAGAATTCCTTTGGTTTGTCTGCAAAACTACGAGGCGCTTCGGAATCACATTCCCAGCGAATGGGTATTCGTTTCCCATCCTCTTCGATCCAGCCCAGCATCCCCGTTATGAATCCGCCGTCATCAATTGATCCGACGATACGGAATTTATTCTCTCCCTGTTGTAACTTCATGTAGTTACCTCCACCATTTGCACCATTCACAGGCGCACGTTTTATATTATCCAAGTATCCCATTATTTTTAGATATTGACATTGATTGTAGTTTGGAAGATGAAAACTTCTTATGACAAAAGACAACGCAACGAAACCAATCTCGCTCCGATTTTCACCATCCGTGCGAAAAACAGTAAAAAAAATCTCCGATGATAGCGGACTTATGCAGTCTGCGATCTTTGATATGATTCTACGGGCAGGATGTTCTGCCATCGAGAAGAATGACTTCTCGTTTGTTTGGCCTCTCCATTTTCATTTGGAAGGAGCGAAAAAAGTTCATCCATCAAAACATTAATATTTATGCTTATAGGTGAACTAGCGACAATATTTACCAAGTCGCTTCCGTCGACGTGTTCAATTCTTAATCCGTTTAAGTCAATTGTGGTCATATTTAGTATTTTAATTTGCATGATTATGTTTCTTTTCGACTTGCCCGAATGACGGGCAATCCGACGTAAATTCTTGAGGTTAGATCAATTGATTTGTGACCGAGGCATTTGCTCGCCGCATAAATGGAGTTGCCGTTGTCTATCATTATTCTGTTGCCTGCCATCTTGCGCAGACGATGGACAGGTTTGTTTCCCTGTACGCCACATTCGTGACGTAGAAATTGTGGAAATTCGCGTATGATTCTGTCCTTGGGACAACTGATCACAAATTCCTCGCTACCACGCATGGACATGATTTCATTCCACCAGAAGGGATCGCATGGTCGATCCTGGAACTGACCACCGCTTTTGGGTTGATGAATTCGTATCAGGCAATGTTCTCCTGATCTGAAGAAATCGGAATATTTTGCACGTAGAATTTCGGAGGAACGCAAACCGAGTCCATATGCAAGCGCATACGCCTTGTATATTTCCGGGTCGTATTTTTTCAGACGCTCGCATTTTTTTTGTACGAGTTCCTCCTCCCGATTGTCCGCGTAGTATGGTTCGACTACTGGAGCTTCCAAGCTCAAGGAAATCCAGTTCGCAAACCATGAGGTGTCAATCCTTTGATATTTGTAAAACTTTATCCATTCCTTCGAAAACAAACTGCGTGCCATACGCATGGTATTCGGACCATGTTTATGGACCCAATCCTCGCATATGGGAATACCGCTTTCTGTCTTTTTCGCAAGCTGTCGAATATCCTGTTGTGCCGAGTCAATTCCGTAAAATCGCAGGATTCTTTCCATGCAATTTACGTTTTTTTGCTTGGTGGTTGGGGCGGCCTGCCTGCGCCTATTTAATGTATTAGACAAATACTTGTCGTAAATATGTACTATTCGTGGCCATTTACGACTTATCCGCCGCTCAAATTCTTCAGCGGCGGCAACTTTCGCTTTTCGCTTTGCTTCGTCTGGATCGGTTGTCTCCAAGCTTTTTCGAATTCTG